AAGACAGGAGTCCCAAGACAGGAGTCCCAAGACAGGAGTCCCAAGACAGGAGTCCCAAGACAGGAGTATTAAAAAGAGAAAATTTACAATATAATTGAGAGGAACTTAAAATGAAAACCTATATCCAAACAACATTCACGCTGAACATCACTGTGCTAGAATCCGGAGCCCTGCAAGTGGAGGGCTTTGAGCCTGCGTTTCAGAGCCCGGAGGACTTGTATTCCTGGCTGCAGAACCTCGCCGCAGAAAAGCCGATGCCAAGTCCCTACCGGCCAACCCGCTTCTCCGCCGAATGGGCACGGGAGGACGAGCTCCAACGCCAGGCCCGGGCACGGGAACTCTTCAAGAAGAGGAAGGAGTCCGTGCAAGTCTGGAAAGACACAGCCGAAAGTCCTCAGCCCAAGGAAAAACTCAGGGAAATGGACCTCTTCAGGGAGGAATATAAGAGATTCAAGAGGAAATATCCTCAGGCGAAAGATGAGGTGCTCCGGAAGAAAGCCCAGCAGATTGTGGAGCTCAGGCGAGGGCTGGTGGAGGAGATAGGACAGGAGCTCCTGGCAGGTATTCCCCAGGCACAGCCCAAGTCACAAGGCCAGGGTGGGGTTCAAGAAAACAGGGCTGAGCCGTCCCATTTCCCCGGGAAACCCCTCCCCGTCAAACCTGCCATATCCATTGACCAGCTCCTGGCGGAGATATCCCAGACCAGACTCAAGTAGCCCACCCAAGTCAAAAGTCAAAACTCCCAAGTCCCAAGTAGAAAGTAACATCCTAAAAGAAACTGAAAGGAATCCAGATGACAAACCAAGTAGATAAGAAACTTTATTTCCAAGGGGAGAACCTCCTCCTCAAGCACCTCCACCGAGGCCCCCAAGGCACAAGTCCCAAGTCCACAGCAGGAAGTCCTATCCTCGAGACCCTTACCTTTTTCCGTGTAGGGCTCACCTCCCCTTCCCAGTCCCTAGACTACGACCCCAGTTGGAAGGCCAGCTATCGCTATGTGGAGCAATTCTTCCTGAGGGTCCAATCCCAGGAGGATGGAAACCCTGTCCCCGTGCTCGAGGTCGAGCACATCTCCCCGGAAGGCTTCCTCCAAGGGGACACCCAAAGTGCCTATAATATCCTCGTGGCGGACTGGGAAGAGGAACTCCAGGAGGAAGGAACCTCCCCCACCAAGACCCTCCTCTCCCTCCCGGAAAGTGTGCTCATCTTTATCGTCGGGGAGTATTCTGATGGCCACCGGATAAAGCTGGGCGAGATGACCCAAGGGAAGATAGATGCCCAAATCTATCGGAGGTTGCAGAGGGAGATGGTGGAAATACTCCTCAACCCGGACTGGGAAGAGGTGCTTTGGATTTTCTAGGCCCCAAGCCAAGAGTCAAGAGTCCCAAGTCCCAAGGCACAAGTAGAAAGTAGAATATTTGAAAGAAAGGAATCCAAAAGATGACAGACGCTGAATACAACCGAACACTGCATAGGCTAACCACCTGGCTGGAGAACCCCAACCACAGATACTGTGTAATCTCCCCAGCTACCAATCACACTCCCGCAGTGATTACCCTCCTCGAGGGTGCACGACAGACCACTCGAGGGCTCGCGCCAGGGGAGACCCAGGAACACTACCAGGCCCTGGGCTACAAGATTCCCGGGCAGAAGAACCTCACCAAACTAGACCTAGCCTACCTCCGCATAGCCCAGGTGAGGAACCTCCACGCGCAGGGGATGCTGGAAACCCACATAAAAAAGGAACTTTCCAAAGAGCAGATTCTCCAAATCAAATCCCTGAGGAGGTCCCGATGACAAGGCCCAAAGAACCTACTCTCCGCCCAAGGATATATCTGGGAAAGGAGAAAACCCTGGATGGCAAGTGTATCCTGCAGGACATCTTCCTCACCAGGAAAACCAAGACCGGTGGGGAGGACATCCAGATAGGGAATATCTGTTTCCTAGGTCTTAAGGGCCACGGCCCAGACAGGGAATGGATAGTTTCCAGTGGAAGCTTTCTCAACACCCCAGTGGAACCCATCAAAAAGGGGAATAAGAATAGAGCCTACCTGGCACGCAAGCTGGTGGAGAACGAAATCAAGAGGCTGAGGAATGAACTGGAAGGGCTGGAAGATAAAATCGTCCTGCTCTCTGGGAGAAGAAAGGAGCCTGGCCTCGTGCACTTCTACTTTCTGGAGGATGACTGGCCGCTGAAGATAAAATTCAGCAGGAGGAGAAAGGTTCCCAACAGCCACCCGCCAAGACCCCAGGCCCAAGTCAAGAGTCCCCAACCCTCAATCCCAAGTCAACAATCCTAACCCTAACCCTGAAAGGAAATGAAAATGATAGACAACTTAACAAACAACCCCAGAAGACGTGAACCCCTCCGCAACCAGTGGTGGGTGCCGGACCCCAAGAAGATGCTGCACTGGGAGTTTCTCGCCCCAGTGAGAAAACTCAACGCAGCCCAAAAAGCAATGTTCAGGAAGATAATCAAGGAGAACTATGGACTCCTGCTAGAGCAACCCATCTCCTGCAAGGAAAGCCTGCTTGGCACCCCTCTGCTTTGCAAAGACCTTCCCCTGAGTCGCGAACCCTCCATTGCCCTCATTACAGAGCCCATCTTCACAGGTTCCTGCGGGCAGTGCTATTCGGTGCCCTTTGTTCGGTGGCTAGATGGCTCGGCTACCCCAGTCCTTCTTAAGAAGTTCCTTTCCACGCTGGAAAAGAATGTAGCCTATGAAAACCCCTTTTATCAGGAGACCAAATAATGAACCCCCAGATAGACAACCCCAACCTCACCTCCTTCCCTCCCCAGGTAACCCCTGAGCAACAGGCCTTTATTCAAACCCTCCTAGATGGAAAGCCCTGTTTCCTCTCTGCCCGGGCCGGCACAGGCAAAACCACCACAATCAAATGGGCTGTACAATCCCTCCGCAAGATGCTCAAAGCCCAGGGTCGGGACAATCCCCAGGCGGTCTGCGCAGTGGCCTTTAACAAGGCCAACCAGCAAGACCTCCAAAAAGCCCTAGGGATTGATGTCCAAGTGATGACCCTCCACGGGTTGGGTTTCAAGTCCCTCCGGGAAGCCCTGCCAGGACTCGACCTCGAGATGGGCAAGGTGTTTGAAATCCTCAAGACCTATGGAGGTAAGCTCAGAAAGAGGGAGGTTTTCTCAGACACATTCCGTCTGGTGAGCTGTGCAAAGAACTGGGGCCTGGGTTACGAGGGGCAGCTCGGCCCGTGGAAACTCAAGCCACTTGTTCCCGCAACCTGGGAAGCCTGGGCAGACCTCAAGGCACACTTCGAGCTCTTCAATGCAAAGGAAGAGATTGCGGCGGAAGTCCTCAAGGAGTCCACGCGCCAGGCAATAGAGGAGGGCCAGATAGACTTCGATGATATGGTCTATCTGCCGGTGCTCCTCAGGCTTCCTGTCTGGTCAGCCGAGCGACTCATTGTGGACGAGGCACAAGACCTAAGTCCCCTAAACCTAGCCCTCCTCGCCAAAAGTCCCAGTAAGAAGTGGTTCGTGGGCGACCCGTTTCAATGTATCTATTCCTGGCGTGGCGCGCAGGAAGATATTATCCAGTCCCTCGGACTCCCCGAGCTCCCGCTCACAAACTGCTGGCGGTGCTCGAAGGAAATAATCCAGGAAGCCAACAAGTGGGTGCCAGACATTCGGACGGACAACCCCAGTGAGGGGCCAGTCCAAACCCTGACGTGGCTCCCAGACTTTAAAAAAGAAAACCCAGCGGTGATACTTGGCCGGAGGAACTCGGAGCTAGTCTCCCTGGCACTCCAACTCCGCCACTCTGGTGTGCAGGGTTTCATTCAGGGGAAGTCGTTTGTAAAAACTCTGGAAGAGATTCTTTCCCAGCTCAAGGGAAGTAACCTCACCTCTCTCCTCAAGTCCCTCAACCAGTGGCTGGACAAGATGCTTGAGAGCTACCCACACAAAAGTGGAGAGCTCAAGGACTATGCCGAGTGCCTGGCACTGTTTCTCTCCGAGGGTCGGAGTCGCCAGGCTGCGGAGAAGCTCATCTCAGAGAGTTTCACCGACACACCAGCTCCGGGGGCCTGGGTTCTCTCCACCATCCACAAGGCTAAGGGGAGAGAATGGCCCAGGGTGTATGGCCTTCAGTGGACGGACAAGGCTAACCAGCCCTGGCAAAGAAAAGAGGAGAGAAATCTCCACTACGTTGCTGTTACCCGGGCGCAAAAGCAGTTTACTTGGATTGCGGAAAGTGCCTGGAAAAAGGAACGTGAGGATTGGCGGGCACCCTCCGGGCAGAGAGCCCAGCTCCCCAGCAGAGAGTTTGAATTTACCTCTGGCGCTTTCGGTTGGGATTACTCCGGGGAATCCGCTTGACAAGACAGGCTTTCCCAGTTAAAATGGAAATGAAGATGAAAGGAGAACTGATATGAGCCATACAAATCCTGGGGTTAAGTTTGTCCAGGCCAAAATGCACGTCGTGCAGGATAGGCAAGGTACACTTTACCTGGCACAAGCAGACCAGCTTTTTTGGACAACCATCGAGGGGGAACTTCTCCCCCTCCAGGGGTATAAAGACCTGGGCTCGGTGGAGAGTCTGCTGAATAAACTTGCCCAGTATCGGCACGCGAGTAAGATACTGCTGGGCCAAACTCAGAACACGTTGTTGAATAACCTGGAACTTTTTAAGGAGATAGAATGATAGGAAATAAGGAGTTAGATGAGATGCTAGAAAGGTTGAGGGAGGAATCCCTCCCAGATGTGGGAGTCCCTCGCCCGATGCTAGCCACAGCGCTGGAAGACAAAGACCTCGATGGGTTGCAGTTTCCCCTGCTTGGGAGTCCCAAGATAGATGGATACCGTGGGCTCTTCTGGAAAGGAAAAATCTACGCGAGGAGTGGTAAGCTCCATCCCTGTCCGGCGGTGCAGGAACTGGCCAAGAGGATGCGGGAGGCAGGACTTCCTGACCTCGATGGAGAGCTGATAGTTCCCGGGGAGAGTTTCAACACCGGGGGAGGAAAGCTCCGGAGGCTAGACTACACAGGCCCGGTGGGATTCCTGGTCTATGACCTCCTCAACGATGGGCTGCCTTTTTTAAACCGGTGGGAACTTTACTCCCATCTGGAAAAAATCCCTGGTCTGGAGTATGTAACCCAGGTCTGGCTGGAAAACAAAACCCAGCTCTTGGATTTTGAAAACGCCTGTCTTGCTGGTGGGTTCGAGGGGGTAGTGGTTCGCAAGCCAAGTGCCCTCTACAAGCACGGCAGGGGAACTCTCCGCGACCAGATAATGCTCAAGCTCAAGCGCTTTCGCACGGCGGAGGCCAGGGTGCTGGAACTTCTCCCTCGGATGCACAATGAGAACCCACAGGAAACCAGCCCGCTGGGGTATGCCGAGAGGAGCTCTGCCAAGGAGGGACTCTTGGAAACCAACGTCCTCGGGAGGATAAAAGTTCAAGGACTCAACGGCCCCTTTGAAGGAAGGGTCTTCCACATCGGCACCTTTGATGGCCTGACCGAGGATGATAAGATTCAGGAACTCAGAAATCAAACCCTCCTGGGCAAGGTGATAACTTATAAGTATTTCCCTACCGGGGCGAAAGACAGACCACGGCATCCCGTGTTTCTCTGTGAGCGTCCGGACTGGGATAGAGAGGAAGAACAAGATGACAGAGAAAAAGAGTAAAAACCTAACCGCCAAAACCTTTCAGGATTGGAACTTCTACTGGAAGGATGGGAATAGGGATTTTAAATATAGAATCTTTCAGCACCTCAACCAGGAGCCCCCACGCACAAGTCCTGTGCCAAAACTCAATTCCTGGTGGGTGTGTTCCAAGGATGTCCTCGCGAAGATTGTAGCAGAGACCGATGGCTTTTGGATTCTCGTTGGGGCAAGTCCCTGGGAGCCCCACCGCCTCGCGACTATTTGGGAGAGGAAACACTATGAAATCCGGATGCTGTTTCAGTGCCCAGATACCCGGCGGGCCACAGAGCTCAAGCACAACCTTACCAGGAGTTCCCGGTGGAAACCCAGCATTTTTCAAATTGTATCCGATATGAGCTACAACCTCCAGGAGGAATCCGACCCAGAGGACTGGGCGAACTTCCGCTTTGGAGTGTGCTGGCCGGGAAGATTCTGCTGGCTTAAGCCTGGCAAAGACCAGCTCCGGGGAGTGTGGAATGACTGGGAGGTTCTCAGCCAGAATCTTCACGACGAGACCCCGGAGGAAAGAGAAGACCGTCTGCAATGGGCGATGGTCAAGATGCAATGTAAATGAAAGGAGAGAAACTTATGAGCGCTATGGATAGAACCATCTTAATTGAAAAGGCAGAGAGGATTGTCAACCAGGATAGGAACACACGCTATGGAGGGCCGGAGGAATCATTCACCACCATTGCAAGGTTCTGGTCGGTTTTTCTTGGAACAGAAATTAGCCCCCTTCAGGTAGCCGGGTGTATGATACTACTCAAGCTGGCCCGCCTGAAAAAGACCCCGACCCACGAGGACTCTGTGGTGGATGGAATAGGGTATTTTGCCTGTATGGCAGATTTTCTGAGGGAACCTTCCTCGGTGGTAGACTCGGAGCAGGAGTCCAAGTTGAAAGACCTGATTGAGGAATACGAGAAGGGTAGAAAAGTCCCAGACAATTCTAGCATTCAAAATGGAGGATACTAAATGGAAAATAAAACTAATCGGGTAGCACCCAGGGACCTCCTTGAGCGCGCCCTGGCCAGCCCCAACGGGGTTAGGATTTTCTTCCTCACTCAGGAGGAGGCAATCTCTATGCGGAACAGAATGAATGCTGTCAAAACCGAGGACAGGAAAAAGAACAACAAAGTCTATGCCCCAACCGACCCGAGCTACAACTCCACGCCCTATGATGACCTGGCCATTGTTATCAAGTCCGGGCTTCTGTCCACCCAAGGGGAGGCCAAGACCCTCTTGGAGAGGGGAGGTTTTCCCTCGCAATGCCCGGGAGTCTGGTTGTATGTTCTTCCTAGTGGGGCATCCGACCAGGCCTTTATTGTGGAAGAGCTCTAAGTAAGGGGCTTTCCAATGGAAGTGAGACGGCTCAGTTTCCAATCCCGCCCAGCAAATCAGAGTTGATTTTCCTGGGGCCTGAGCCATCTCCCGCGCCGTCAAAAATATTTGTGCCAGAACAGCACATTTATATTGACAAGCCGGGTTTTTAACATTATATTGTTTTTGTAATCGGGCGGGAAGTCCAAGCAAACTTTTTAATAGAGTCTTGCCTGCTTCCCTCCCACCTCATCAACTCATTACCACTGAAAGGATAAAACTATGGTAAACTTTACAGCCGAAACACCGAGAAAGAATTTCACGATTGCAGATAAAGCGTTCACTTGTCCTCAGCCGTTCGCCGCAGGCCACGTCTTGACAGACAACGAAGCCGCTGTTATGAATCAGGTTCTGTCTGAAAACGTCCGTAACAACATTGCTCCGAAAATTAAGAAGGGAGAAGAAGTCAACCAGGAAATCATCGACAAATATGTTGCTGGTTACGAGTTCGGAATTAGAAGTATCTCCACCTCTGACCCGGTTCAAAAGGAAATCCGCCGTATTGCAGAAGATGCCCTGGGTAAGAAACTGGCCTCGAAAGGTATGTCCAAGGCTAAACTTACGAAAGAACAGTATGGCGAAATGGTTGACAGTATCATCCAGAACAACTACGATGCTCTCTACAACCGTGCTATTCAGGTTATCGAAATCCGTGCGGCAAGCTTGGATTTGGAGGCCTAATAAATGTCGGGCAGTGGAATCAAGTCCCAGATTCTCCTTGTTGAATCTTGCCTTGCCACTGCCCTCCAGCATCCCTGGGGTATCCGCATCTGGGTAGGGAATGCCCAAAAGTTCAAAAGACTTTTCTATCAGGTTCGGAAAGCAAATCCACAGTTTGAGTGTCTTTCCCTCCTCACCACGGCCACCCCAGGGGAATTTTTAATTTTCAAAGAAACGGAGGCCCAGGATGGCTCAAGAGTGGAAGAAACTTACGATTAGACTCCGCCCTGAAACTCACGTTATGATGAACAAGCTTAGCAAGGCTGAGCCGGCAGTAGTCATTCGGGGGATGATAGAGCGCTGGGTCGGGAAAATGATAGAACAGAAAAACTTGGAGGAAAGAGTGCAGAGAAACCTATCTATTGAAAAAGGAGACCAGGATGGTAGATAATGTAAACCAGGAAGAAAATCCCATAGCCGAGGCGGATAAGGAATCCGTTGACCGGCTGTTTAATAAAGACCCGCAGTTCTTGACCCAGGAAGACCTGGCGAAGATTGTGGAGCGCCTCCGGGCGAACAGAGGAACCTGGCTCAAGAAAGAGAAGAAGACCCCTGGCACCTCGAGGGGCGGGAAGAAAGTCCTCGAGAAAGCAGAGATGCAAGCCCTCTTGGCAGATTTGAAACTCTAGGAAAGGAGAAAGCAGAATGACCAAAGTAAACATCAGGACAGTATCCTATGACGAATGGCAGAAAAGAATGTTTAATGCCCTGAAAGACCTCGGCGTGGAGCAGTGGGTCGGATATGAAAAAGCCAAGAAACAGGTGGAGAAAGACCTGGAACGGGAGTCCCAGGTGGAAGAGCTGAAAGGCAAGTATATTAGCCTGGTCCAGGATTTTGTAGAGGAATTCCTCGCCAAGACAACCCAGACCGAATGGGGTCCAGAGATAAAACCTGAAGAGGGTGAGCGTCTGGCCTTGGATTTCTTTTTTAAGCTAAAGGAGAAAATGGATGCAGGAGAATGAGCAGCAGGAGGTTGAAACTCAAGAGGACGTCTCTGTGAACAAGGCCTTCTCCCAGACCAACCCATATCTCCAGCTGGTTTGGGATGCCACCTCCCTAGGAACTTTCAAGGAATGTCCGAGGAAATATTACTACCAGGTCATCCGTGGCTACACCACAAAGAAGACCGCCCTTGCGCTGGACTTCGGGATTGCCCTGCACGAGGGGCTTGAGAGCTTCTACCGCCGACAAGACAAGGGTATGGACTTTGAGTCCAATGTTCTGGCCACCGTGGAGCAGCTTATGAAACATCCACTCCGCCAGAACATTGATTCCTACGAGGACCCACTGAGAAATTCCAAGTCCCTTGTAGCCCTGACCCTGGCCTATCTGGACAACTACCAGAATGACCCACAGGCCACCAAGAAATTCGGGGATGGAACTCTGGGTGTGGAGCTCCACTTCCAGTTTGAATCCAACCTGAAATCCTGTTCCGGTGAGATGTTCTCCTTTGCAGGACATATTGACCGCCTCGTGGAATCCAAATTTGGTCTGGGCGTTTTCGTGCTCGACCACAAGACAACTGGGATGGCCCTCACAGACCATTATTTTTCCCAGTACAACCCGGATACACAGATGACCCTCTACACCATCGCCGGGGAGGTTTGTTATTCAACCCCCCTCAACGGAGTCATAGTAGATGCCATCAACGTAAAGACTGGGGAGTTCGCAAGGCAGATGACCCTCCGCTCCAAGGAGTATTGCAATGAATGGCTGGAGGAACAACGCCTTTGGCTTACCCTGGCGGAGTTCTTCGCTACCAAAGGCCAGTGGCCTCAGAACGACAAGAGTTGCAACAAATACTCTGGGTGTCCATTCAAGTCTGTTTGCACAGCGCCTCGAGGACTTCGAGCACAGATTCTCAAAGAGGATTTCACAAAGAGAGTCTGGGACCCCACACAAATTAGGGGAGGAGAATAAATGACCCGCGATTGGATTTTTTGGTTAGCTTTTTTCATAATGTTCATCCTAGGTAGGGAGATAGTAAGATGGCTGTAGTAATATCTTTTAAGTTTGAGAAACTTCCAAACAACCCAGCAGTGGTAACCTCCGTGCAGTGCAGTGGCGAGGGCAACCTCCCTGAGTATGCAACAGCCCTGTATCTGTTCCGTTCAGTTCCAGGTTTTCGGGAGGAAGTCTGTAAGGGCCTACCCGAGGAAGCCATCCAGGCCCTAGACAATTTTGATTTTAAAGAGAGTGATGTTATAAATTTAGGAGAGCGCAAATGCCTACATTAGAAACCTACAAAACAGAGAAACCGATTAAGCTCCTTTTAATGGGCGACACTGGCACGGGAAAAACCGGTGCCCTGGCAAGCCTTGCCAACGCAGGGTATAGACTTCACATCTTGGACTACGACAACGGGCTGGATATTCTGTCCACCTCAGTTGACCCGGACAAGCTCAAGAATATTGAGTATGAAACCCTGACGGAGAAAAAGAAGGCGGTCAATGGGACAGTCCTCATCCAAGGCACTCCCAAGGGATTTTCCAAAGGCCTGGCACTTCTCACCGAATGGAGTCAGAAATACACCTCCCTCGAGGACATTATTGTGATAGACTCCCTGACGTTTATGTCTGACGCGGCACTGGAGCACGTCCTTGCAGGGAACGGCCACACAGGCAAACAGCCGGAAATCCAAGAATGGGGTCTGGCAATGTCCCTCATAGAGGATGTTCTCTCAATCCTCTACTCCACCGACGTCCAGTGCAATGTGGTTATCAACAGCCATATTAAATATATCCAGGACGAGGGCACGGGCTTAGTCAAGGCGCAGATAAACACCCTTGGCTCCAAGCTCCCTCCCAAAGTTGGCAGGTATTTCAATCATATGCTCTGTGCTGGATTCCAGGGTTCCAAGCGGGTGCTCTTCACCAAGGCCACGCCGCTGATGGGACTGAAGAGTCCGAACCCAGGAAAGGTCAAGGACATCTACCCTCAGGCGGATGGCTTGGCCAGCTACTTTAAAGATGTTAAGGCCTAGCGTCTGAGGCCTAGCATCTTTAGGACAGGGGCTTGTTTTTCTCCTCCATTCCTCCGAAGTCCCTGTCCACCTACTCCCAAGTCCCAAGACAGGAGTCAAAAGTCAACAGTCAATATTTGACTTGGACTCTTGATTTTTCTGGGGCACCTCGAAACAACTAGACAAACTTTTTATTTAGTTTTAATTTTAACTTAACTCTTCTGAAAGGAAAAATCTATGACAAACTTTATGCACCTGCTTGACAAAAAAGTATCTGAAACCGAACGCCCGAAACCTCTGCCGGTAGGCGCCTATGATATGGTTATCACTGGCTACACCACAGGCACCAGCCAGCAGAAACAAACTCCGTATGTAGAATTTGCGCTCAAGGTTCTGTCCCCTCGTGATGATGTAGACCCGGAAGAATGGGCACAGGTAAAGAACCCGACCGAGGCAAAGTTGAAAACCCAGTTCTACCTCACGGAAGATTCTATGTGGCGTCTTCAGGACTTCTTGGCCAAAGCTGGTTTTGACACATCTTCTGATATGTCCTACGCCGAAATGCTGGCTGAATGTGCAGGCAGAAACGTCATCGGCATCGTGTCGCATAGACAGTCCCAGGATGGTGAATCAGTATTCCCTGAAGTTCGCAAGTTCCTGAGTCAGGACTAACCACCTAAATAGTAGGGAGTGGAGAAGGGATGATTGGCCCCTCCCTCCCTACTCTCTAAATCCAACCTTTTATCCCGGAGCTCCCTATGGAAATTGAACTCAATTCTATTCACATTCGCCCAGAGCGCCAACGTAAAGACCTTGGGGACTTAACAGACCTCAAGGTTTCACTGCTTCAAGTTGGCCTAATCAACCCTGTTGTTATAGAGCAAGACCCGGATGATGGCCTGTTCTATCTCATCGCCGGGGAGAGAAGATACACCGCTTGGAGCCAACTGGCCACCGAGGGTAAACTTCCCACCACCATCAAGTGCACCCTCTTTACCAACCTCGACCCATCCACCCGCCATGTTATAGAGCTTGAGGAGAACATCAAGAGAAAAGACCTCACTTGGCAGGAAAAGGCCAAGGCCATCGACGAGCTGTTCTATCTCCGCAAGTTCTCCACGAACATCGAGCTGGCAGAATTTCTCGGCCTCTCTGAGGGGTTCATCTCAAAGAACCGCGTGGTCTGGGCTAACATTGACAACCCCAAGGTTGCAGGGGCAGACACCTTGGTAAGTGCCTATACCATCTGCCGACGGGAGAGCGAGCGACTCCTTTCCAACATCCGCTCGGATATGGACCAGTTTGTTATTGATATGATGGAGGAATCTGAAAATGGAACAGAACAAGGAAGAACTAACCCAGTGGGAACGGGAGTCCGCGGCACGGATGGGAATGTCCCTGGAAACTTACCGCAACTGGAAACAACGTCAGCTGGAGTATCTCAAAGCCCAGAGCAAACTCCGTCAGACCCATTCCCAAACACCCAAATCATCTGTGCAAACTTCCCCCTCTGGGCAGATTCCTACAGCGGGCCAAAGTTCAACCTCCTGCACTTGGATTTCCCCTATGGTATCAACCATCAGAAAAGTGAGCAAGGTAATACAAAGAATTTTGACCATTACGAGGATACTCCGGAAATTTACCAAGGGCTAGTAGAAGCCCTGGTAAGGAACTCTGAGAAACTTCTTTCCCCCTCCTGCCATATTATCTGCTGGCTGAGCCTCAATTTCCAGGAGTGGACAAAAGCCCAGTTCAAGTCCATCGGTTTTGAATGCCTAGCTCAGCCTTTTATTTGGTATAAATCTGACAATAAGGGAATCATAGCTGATACAATGTGTGGGATGAGGAACGTTGGTGAATACGCCCTGGTATTTGTTCGGGAGAGAAGACCGGTGGTCAAAAACATCTCGAACATCTTCCCACACCCCTGCACCAAGAAGTTCCACGTGAGTGAGAAACCCTTGGCAATGGAGCGGCAACTGATGAGCGCGTTCTGTGATGGGAATACTCGGCTCCTCGACCCGACGTGTGGGAGTGGCACGGCAATTATGGCATCGCTGGGGTATGGTGTGGAACAGGCCCTGGGATTGGAAATTGACCCAGAGATTGCAAGCAAAGCACAAGCCTGGCTTCACGACGAGAAGATTGCTGAAAATTCAACAAACCTAGATATTGATTTGGAGATAGACCTATGATGAAAAGAGGAAGTTATTTCACAACAGTATGGAGAGGTGGGGACTTTAAAGAGTCCCCAGTAGAGGTTAATGTGCTGTGGACTCAGGATGCCACAGGAGAACTTACCCTAGACTCCGGCCCTGTGGACCTGACCCCCTCCGAGGCCCAGCGCATAGGGGAGAACATCCTTTCCGGCCTTTCCAATGGAACTATGTCCTGGGAGCCGTGCGATGACTAAGCTGGTAGTTGTAACAGAGTTCCCTGGCAAGACCGACCTTGTTACAGGAAGACTCCTCTCCGGGGAAACAGGAAGGATTTTCTGGGACATCTGTTCTCAGGCGGGAATCCATTCCTCCGACCTGGAAATTATTCCAGTCCTTACTCAACGCCCTGGTAGTGGAAAGATTGAGGAGTTCTGCCTGAATAAAAAAGATGCTGAAAGTCAATCTCAGGAGCTCTTTGGGAAACCCTATTCCAGGGGTTATATTAAGAGTGGCAAATACCTGGCCCCCGCCAAGATGCCCCAGGTCGAAACCTGTCTTTCCCGAATCCGAGAGCTCAAGCCAAACCTCTGTCTCTGTCTTGGCTCCTTCTCCACCTGGGCATTGATGGATACCTGTAAATTCACTGCAATCAGGGGAACTTGTATGGAATCCATCCTGGTGCCGGGCCTCAAGGTCCTGCCCACCTACCATCCAGTTACCATTATCCGGGACTATTCTCAAAAGGTAATTGCCGGGGCTGACCTTCTCAAGGCAGCGAGGGAGATGGAGTTCCCTGAAATCAACCGCCCGAAGAGGGAAGTATGGATTCCAGAGACGAAAGAGGACTTGGCGGAATGCAGGAAGTTGCTCAATGAAAGGAGCCGTCTCACCCTGGACATTGAAACCAAGGATGGGCAAATTACCTGCGTAGGATTTGGGATTTCCCCCACCCTGGCCATCACAATCCCCTTCACCGATAGTCGCAAGGAGGATTGGAACTACTGGAGTTTCCTTGATGAGCTTTCCGCCTGGGCGCTCGTTCGGGACATCTGCCAGAACCCCTCCATAGAGAAGGTTCTCCAAAACGGAGTGTATGATATTCAATACCTCTGGCGGGTAATGAACATCAAGACCCTCGGCTTTCGAGATGACACTATGATAATGCACCATTGCCTCTATGAGGAACTTCCCAAGTCCCTCGGATTTATGGGCAGTATTTATACCAACGAGGCCTCGTGGAAACTTATGAGGCGATTTGAAGAAAAGGACCTGAAATAATGGGAGAGCTTTTTATTGATTTCATCCTGGCAATATTTTGGATATTGCTGGTTATAGCTAGTTTAATTCACCTTGACAACCTGGGAGGATTCAGTGAGAGATACAATTCAAGCAGACAGACAGATAGCGAAACTTCTGAAACCAGAGAGGAAAAGTGAGTTCTTTTCCCCTGGAAGTGTGTGGGCACATAGGGTTAATAGCCATTGGGAACTAGTTTATCTTCATTCCCTGACCTCCCGCCTAATTAGAAACTCCTCTCGCGAGGTAGATTTCTACACCCCATTCGGCCTAGAGCATCTTCCCCGGGAGAAGTTTCTTTCCCAATTCACCCCTGTGGGTTGGGCGCGAGTGAAGTTTGAAGGGCTTGCATCCCTGGATAACATTCGCCCCGAGGTTCCACCAATTCACATCCCGGAAAACCTAATCTCAGGGGCTTGACAAACTGCCCCGCCGGAATTATTATGAAAGAAAACTGGAGGGTTTTAATATGAAGAGAGTTATCCTTTCTGAGTCCAAGCACTTCCTCGGTTGGGCTGTTGTGCCCAGTCCTGGAGAGCCTACCCGATGGGGACTAGTTCCCAGGGCCCAGAAAGCCAAACTCCTTTCCCGGCTACTTCGCCACTCCTCTCTCCAGCTTTCTTTCCCTCGGGACGGTTGGGACGGGCTTAGCACCTCCGAGGCTCTGACCTACTACAAGCTCAGACTTCAACTCCAGAAGTTGGAACTTTCCACCCAGTCCCTTAATTTGAACAACCTAAAAGCTGAGAGGAGTCGCTAGACCTATGTTAAAATTCAAAACAGAGAGCTTCGTTCCAGATGACGAGGCTACTAACCTGTGGGTATACAATGGGCTTGACTGTTGTCTTACCTATGAAATCTGGGAAAAACTTAAAACACAGTTCAACACCAACACAGCCACCATTTACAAGTGGGAGTTTAGCTCCCAGGCCGTGGCCCTGGAAATGATGTTCCGAGGGTTCCTCGTTGACCGCCAAAAGGTGCATTCCAAGATAGAGGAACTTGAGCAGGATTACAACTATTACCAGGCCAAGTTGAATATCCTGGCCAATGCTGTGTGGGACAAAGACCTTAATCCAAATTCCCCAGCTCAGCTCAAGGAATTCTTCTACGAGGCCCTGGGTTGTGCCCCTGTTATGTTCCGAGGCAAGGTTACCACCGACCGCAGTGCGATGGAGAAACTTATCGACTCCTACCTCTACGCCAGACCGCTGTGCAAGTTGGTTCTTATTCTCCATGACTTAGGGAAGCTTCTTTCCGTCCTCCGCACGGAGATAGACCCGGATGGTAGAATCCGGTGCTCCTATTCCGTGGCTGGCACAGAAACCGGACGTTGGAACTCCAGCACCTCCGCCCTCGGCACAGGAACCAATCTCCAAAACATCACGAACTCCCTCCGAGAAATCTTTGTGGCCGACCCGGGAATGAAAATTGCCTACATTGACCTCCAAGCGGCGGAGTCCAAAGCCGTGGGTTATATCACCGGGGATGAGAACTACATCAAGGCGTGCGACGAGGGTGATGCCCACACCGTCGTTGCGAGGCTCGTCTGGCACGACCTGCCGTGGACAGGGGACATTAAAAAGGACAAGGAGATTGCCTCCAACACCCCCTTTTATAGAGAATTATCTATCAGGGATATGGCGAAAAAGGGAGGTCACGGTACAAACTACTTCGGCACTCCCCCGACAATGGCAGGGCATCTTCATATGCCAACCCCTATTATTGAGGAATTCCAGCAGAAATATTTTGAGAAATTCCCTGGCATTCCACGTTGGCACAAGAGGGTAATTCAATCCGTCCAGTTTGAGCGAAAGGTTACCACCTGCTATGGTCGTGAGCGAATCTTCTTCTCCCGCCCGGACGAACCTGCAACTTGGCGTGAGGCTATTGCATACGAACCTCAGAGCACCATCGCCGATACCCTGAATTTTGCCGCGTGGAAGGTGCAAAAGAAATTCCAGGGGCACGACGTCCAGCTTATCGCCCAAGTCCACGATGCTATTGTTGTGCAGTATCCTGAGGACCGCGAGGATGAGCTCCTACCTCAAATCCTGAAGGAGATGATATTCCCAGTCCCAATCGACGGGCGAACTATGATTATTGGCGTGGATGCTGAGGTTGGATGGAATTGGGCTCACTTTGACAAGAAGAACCCGGAAAAGAACCCAGATGGTGTAAGAAAGTATAAAGGCAATGACGAAAGAAAACGTAGACATTTTCCCGAGAACAACATTCTCAACTGGAAACCTAATAGATGAGTTTGTTCAGGACACTCGGGGAACTGAATCTCCAGAGCTTTTCCGTCGCTGGGCCGCTATCGCTATGGTAGCCGGCCTTCTTCAGCGTCGGGTCTGGTGTGATATTGGCAAGGGGAAACTCTTTGCCAACCAGTATATCCTACTGGTGAGCCCTCCCGGTGTGGGCAAATCCATCGTGCTGAAAAGAGTAGAGGAGCTCTGGAAACTTTCCGAGAAGATTTTCATTGGGGATGAAACTACCACCATCCCCGGGCTCCTGGATTTTATGCAGGATTGTTCCAGTCCTGTGTCAGGCCCCTTTGGGGAAACCCTGGTAACCCACCCTCTTTCTGTCGCCCCTCGCGAGTATGGAACTTATATGAAGGCCTATGACCTAAGCGTCCTGAATGTCCTCAACGACTTCTGGGATTGCCCGAGTTCCTTCTCCGAGATGACCAGAGGTGGTGGTAAGAACACTCTGGATTTCCCAGTCCTGAACCTCATCTCCGGAACCCAGCCAAGTTTCCTCAACAACGTCCTGCCTGAGGAGGCTTGGTCTCTCGGGTTTTGCTCCCGTCTGGTTCTTTGCTACGATTGGAGGGCAGAGGTTCTCCGCACCAGGGACAGATTGAACCTCCCGGAGTTCCCCCTGGCCAAGTATCGCCCAGCAGTGGAGGCTCTCGTGGGTATCCAGGGCCAGATGACCTTCACCGAGGAGGCTCTTGACTTCCTTGACACCTGGATAATAGATGAGAAGATGGCACCCGTGCCCTACCATCCACGCCTGGCCTCCTACGTTGCTCGTCGCCCAGTACACTGGCTCAAAATAGCTATGTGCCTCGCGGCCGCACAGGGAACCCTCCTCATCACCCAGCCCATCCTGGCCCTCGCTAAGGAGTGGCTCCTGGAACTTGAAACCAATATGCCTGAAATTTTCCGAGATATGAGTAAGGAATCCGACAAGGATGTTATGGATGAAATCAAGCTGGCCATTGTCCGGATGACCCTCCGAACACCAGTATTCCCAGAACGCAAGCTTGTCCAAATCCTCACTACCAAAATCCCGACCCACAGGATTTCCTACTTCATCGATACCCTTCTCAACGCCGGGTACATCGAGGAAACAGAAGCCCCAAAAGGCTCAATCAACGCCCTTGGCCAGAGAGGTTTTCGCCACTTCAAGGCCGGGGTAGACTTAAACAAACCTATGTAAAGGAGAACACCTATGATAGAAATTCACATCGAGGATGGACTTGGGGTTTCCGAGAACCCTGAGAACACCCTAGCCCAGCCATCCTACCGCCACTTCAGTCCGGAGGAAATCCAGGCTTACGCCCGCGCGTGCAAGCCAGGCGTTTCCCTTCCCGACATCCTGAGTGCCATATCCCACGAGGCCCTGTCCTGCCGGGAGCTCTACTTTCAAAAGGGCAAGGATGCCCTCTGCCTGTCCTTCGTCCGTCTGGTGTTTTGGCTCCAGCTGTTGAATACGAAAGCCCTGATTGAAGGTGGACTTACAGAGGAAATGGTGCATCGCCAAATTGCGGATTTTTGGAATAACAAACGGGATTTTTAATCGGCGTAAATGCGGTTTGTTTTGCCGGTTTTGGGCAATAAATTAACGGGAGGTAAAGTTGTGCCTCCCGTTTCTTTTTGCGTTTGTGCGGGGAAATTTCCGAGCCGTCCCATATCCCGATGAAGTGAGCCGTCCCACTCTCCCATCACAATCCCAGTTCCCCGGCTGTGGTTCCCCAGACCCCATAGTAGTCCACATTCCTCTGCAGGGGTGTAAGTTGCCGGTTCTCAAGGCGAGTCTGAGCGCTGTCTACCATATTCCCCACATCCACCCCATCGAGGAGGGCCCTCTGCACAATGGTAAACATCAGCCGACCGTCCCCACTTTCCAGAGCATTTGTAAAGACTTCCGCATAGCTCTGTGTGAGCTTAGCCCGCTTGTCTTTATCCCTCCAGATTTCATTTGAAATCTTGAAGGCCTGGTCAACCCGGGTAGGAGTGATGTTGAAATACTGATAGGCCAGGCTTTCCAGCGGTGTGAGGTCAGCAACCTTAGTCCCGGTACTCGCGTAGAGGGTGTCATTAACCACCTGGGTTGTCCTATAGAGCATCTTCGGACTGAGCGCTCTCATCATACCCTGCTGGAAACCTCTATCCCCGGCAGGATTCTGCCCCGTCGTGGCATAGTAATCAATACCTGAGTCCAGGCCATTCCACAGCGCCTTGAGCCTCTGCCCCCAGACAAACCCCATAAAGCGCTGGGTTTCCTCGCCCGGGTCACGAAACGGGCTGTTTACCTGGGATTGCAGGGAGAACCCAAACGCCCCAGGGATACCATAGAGGAGAAAATTACTTTCCGCTCCATTTCCCCACCTGTCATACAGCAAATTACTCATCTTGTCATCCGCCGCCCACTCGGTGAATCTTTCCAGGGTAGCTCCAATCTCCGAGCTCCCCATACCACCAAGCAGGGAGGTTGCCAAGTTACTATACATATAGGGTTTCCAGGCCCCATACCTTAACCCCGCATCGAGGTATTGCATTTGCCAGCCCACGTAGTGCATAGTCCAGTTTTTGAACAGACCCCAGGCCTGACCAACCGGCCCCTGCAGCACGCGAGCTCTATCACTAGCCGCGAATTGGAACATCGTATTCTCGGTGAACTTCTTAGCCCCGAGGTACACCTGTTCTTTGGTTATCATCCCGGCCTTGGCCATCGAGTTAAAGAGCTTATACCCCACGGTCATAGCATAACCACGGGACGCCTGTTCTGAGAACGTCGGGAGCATAGTGGCCATATTCCTGAGCATCCCGGAGTAGTCTCCCTTTTTCAAGGAATCTGCCAGGCCTTGACCTAGCCCGGAGTTCTCTCCAATATAGCTTTCAATGAACCTCGGACTCAGTGCCCCATCCCGAACCATCTGTTCCATAAATTCCGAGAACCCTTGTTCCACTTTCGGGTTGCCCATAAGTTTCAGGCTCTCCCACATAATTTTGAGCGGACTCAGGGTATTCGCGACCATTCCCTTGCCACTTTTGGCAATGAGGGGAACCCCGTCATACGCCCACTGGAGGGCTTGCGGACATTCCCTGAGTAGGGCCAGCTGCGGCAGCACAGTGGTAATGGGTTGCAGGATGTTGGCCAGCGCATAGGCCAGGTTTCCAAAACCCAAGTCCAGGTGTGCACTCGCCGTGTTGATACTCCGGACAATCCTACTCGCGGAGTCCGTTCCCAGTACTGGTGCCAAGATGCTATCTGTGGTCTTATTGACCAGTTGGCTAAACACCCCCTGTTCCCCTTTGAGGACACTCAGGGTATCCTGCAGCATCACTGCTGTTCTAGGGTCATCAATACCCAGCGTGGCGATGTCCTTTGCCAGCACCCTGTCATTGATTTCATTAGCCAGCCAGATATATTTATTCTCCAGGGAGTAGCTCAAATTTTCAATAAGGTCTTCCGCCGTGCGCGCCCGGTTGTAGCCTCCAACCCCAGACCGTGGGAAGAAAAAGCTAGACTTCGCCACATCCGGGTGAGCCCCTGCATATTGGGCTGCAAAATTATTAGCCAGGGCAAAGTCATCTGTGCCGGAAAGGAGTTTCTCCTGCCTGAGGTCCAGAGCCCTGTCTTTCATCCAGAATTCCCCAAGCCTCCAGTTACCTCCATTTTCCTTAGCTTTGTCAATAACTCCCTTGGCCATCTTCTGCACAGCCTTTTTGTTATCCCCACTCACAATGTAAACCAGGTTCCCTTTGTCATTAAGAATGGCCTGCCGCAGGGAGCCCTGCCAATAGTGGCTAATCCCGTAGTGGCCTTTTCTCAGTGGGAACATCTTAGCATCTGGGATGTAGAGTTTCCCCGCACTGGTGGTGAGTTCCTGAATAGCCTTGTCGTGAAGAGTATTCAGCGCGCGGAGGGTATCCAGCCCATCGGCCCCAAGGGCATTGACTAGCTCCGGCCGAATGAGCACATCACTGAAAGGAATCTCATCATCTATGACCTTGAGCAGGGTGTCAAACCCTTGAGGATTCTTCGTGGCAAGTTGCCTTACCATATTCGCGAAAGCCCTAGGGTCATCCCTTTTAATCCCCCCGGAAACAACCTTGAGGAGGGAGTCCTCCCCTACCTGTGGCTTGCCATAGACAAGTTCCTGTGCCTTTCTCCTGGCATTATCCCGGGTGTTCTGTGCCACCGCGTAGATTTTCCTGGCCAGCGGGGAGTTCTTAAATTTAAAGGCCGTGGGATAAAAATTTCTCTTTGCAAAGCTAGCCACGTTGCCCATCAATTCCGAGTCCTCAATCGCACCCCAGCCAAGTTTCCGAGCAATATTCTTAGCTCCTTGAAACCCCTTGGCCTCTGCGAGGGTGGGAATATCCGTGCCATCGCCTAGGGTATCTGAGAATCTCAGCGCCCTATCCAGCACGGCATCGGAGTCCCCAATCCCTTTATACACAGTTTCCGGGTCTCTCCAGGCATCGGAGTTGGAAATCTTGAGGAGGTTCCCCTGCTCTGGAATAAAGTGTGCAGGGTCATCAGTTTTGGCCACAAACCAGTTACCCTCTTTCCCTGTTTTCCTGGCGATGACATAGAGCCCATCTTTCTCTTTCCCTAGCCTCCAGCCATTACCTACCTCGGCAAGGTTCCCCTGGATAGTATTATCCAGCCGTGTGATGGCTTTCTTTCCCTGGGCACTAACCAATCGAGGAAACTGCACGTATTCCAGCCAGTCTTCCGTGAGGGTACCATTGCCTTTGAGCTCCCCAACCGTGCGCTCCAGTTCGCTCAGACTCTTAAACCCTATTTCTTTATTAGGACTGAATGCCCGGCTTCTCACAGAGTTCGTCCCCCGGAGCACCGAGTTCAGTGCTTTCCATTTTTCACTTCCCTCCAGTTCCCCAATCATATGGTCTCGAGACTCTTCCCTAATCCTACGTTCCAGACCCAGAATGGTATTATTCAGTTCCCCCTCTAGCTCCGGTTCCACAGTACCTATCTTTGCCCGAGCATTGCGGAGGTTTTGTTGCCAGGAGTTCTTACTCGAGATGTCTGCAAACTGCTTAGGCACACGGACGCGTTTTCCTCCTGAGGCAATCCATCCTAGACCACCTGCGAGCACGCCCCCTGCACCAATATCCACTAGTGCCTCCGTGGCACGCTCGCCAAGGGAACCTCCCTCCCATTCAGGGTTTGCGGTTTGAAGCCCCAGCCCTATAGTCTGTCGTCCCACTTCTATTGGGGCAAGCAAGGCAGCCTCACTACCCAACCTGGAAAGAAACGGTGCCTTGGCAGTGTTCTCCACACTTGCCAGCCCTCGAGCCCATTTTCCATAGCGAGTCCCCTTGGCCAGCATACTTGCTGCTTTAGCCGTCCCTGCTGCAAGAGGTGCCACCTGGGAAATAAACGCCGCCTTGGGATTTTCCGCCTCCCATTCCTGCACATCCTCGTCCGGGTTATCTAGCCCAAAAAGGCCTAACGTAGAGTTCCACGTTAGGCTCTTAGCCAGATTCTCAAAATATTTCAGCTTGTCTTCCATATCACTCTCCTTGAATCATCTGCAGACCCTGAATGTAGTAGTTCTGCATAAATGGGATTTGAGAATTCTTGTCCTGGAGCAAGAGGCTTTGCTGTTGCGCCCTCTGCATTATCTTCTTCGGAGTCATCCGGCTGAGTTCCTTATCCGACATCTGGGCCAGGTCACTCAGCGCGGCATTCTGCCCGAGGGTTCTTGCCTCGCCCTGTTTGTCCACCTGTTCCCAGTGGATATTCCCGTTGGCATCCCGCCAGTAGGTTTTATTGCCCCCTAGTGCACGAGGTTGCATAGCCTGCCATTTAGCCAGGGCCATATTGGCTTGCGCGAGGGCATTACGTTGCCGCATTTCCTCCTTGGCGAATTCCTGAGCCACCTGCCACCTTTCCGCAGACGCTCGGGCTTCTTCAGTAGCATTCTTGGCATCCGTGACAGATTTGTTTCCCTCAGCCGTAATCCGGTTCATTTCATTCACGGCCTTGGAAAAGTCAGGGAGCTTTCCTGAAAAGTCCGCGTTGGCAAAACCTGCCGCAAGAACATCCCAGACATTATAGGGAGTTCCCTCATACTGAGGGGCTTTGACCTTAGAGGTGTCAATATCCCGCATCCCCAGGTTTATCTCCGGAAAGGGAATTCCCTGTCCACCCTGACCTTCAGTCACCATTCCAGCGCCACCTCCAGGGCCACCCTGGGCAAGGTAAGTTTCCAGCCAGGTTTTCTTCGGAGTGGCATCCTTGTCTTCCCCAGCACCGAACAAACTCAGAATATAATCCCCGATACTTTCTCCTGTATTCGCAGCCCAGGAGAGTCCAAACTCCCCGGCATTCTGAGGGTTTTCTGCAGCGTGGTAGATATAATCCCCTGCAGCCACTGCAGCACCGAGAGGGTCAACAATCTGCTGGCCAGGATAGGGTAACCTATCAGTGTTCCTGTTAGGAAGTTCACTTCTATCCTTTATCAGCCCCTCTTTTGCACCCTGCTTAGCAAGTCCTTGATTGATGGCCTGAGCAACTTGCCTACCCTGTTGAGCCAACTTATAGGGAATACTATTTTCCACCCTGTTCTGAACATTCTCCTGAGAGAAATATTCCCGTATTTGATTGTCTAAAAAACTTGGAATCAAATCAACCATCTGTCATCTCCTTAACCACCTAGCCCAAAGATGCTAGAAATCATTTTCAAATCCGAGCCCAGGCCATTATATCCACCTTGAAGTCCTGCAACCCACGGATTAGTTTGTTTATTATATGCCGCTTGGCTTGCGCCCATCGCGCTACCATAGGCCATAGCCAAATCCCACAGGTAATTAGTTTTGGCCATATCAGCCTGTTGCTGTTGATTGGCTGCATTGACGAGCAGGTTATTCGCCGCCGTGCCGGTGTTGAGATAGTTGCTAACCGAGTTGGCATCGGCACCAAGAAGTGCTGGAGTCTGCGCCCTCTGATTTGCAATGTCCGCCGCGGCCTGAGCAACAATCTGATTTTCCAGGTTTTCCTGAACCCTCTCCCGGGTGAGGTAATCCCTGCTTCCACCATAAGCACCAGCATCAATAGCCGCACTTCTCGCCGCCGGGATGAGTTCATCTCGAGTCTGTTTAATCAGGTTATAGGTTTCACCCTCCAGTTGCGGAGCGATGCTTTCCGTGGCCTTTCTATACCCCAGGCCAAGACTATTCGCGGCCTCATTTCCCAGATACTGATTATATGCAGAGTCCCGCCCTGCAATCTGATTTGCAAAATTTATATTCCCTGAAATGCCCTGTTGAAGTTCTGGGATATAATCCACCCAGCCTTTTTGGGCTTCCGCGTAGGCATCTCTAATCTGATTCCGAACCCCATTAAGCTCAGCCGCATAGGCAGCGTTCGCCTTGTTCTCGGATTTCGCGTTAGAGTGCCCTGTAATAGCACCAACAACACTACCCATTGTCAAACTCCTTTACACTAACTAGACAAACAATATTGTTAAACTTACTAAATCCCAGTGGACGAAATTTTAAAAGCCTGGCCATTTTGAGCGCCCGGAGGTTATTCACCGGGGTCAGGCCATAGAATTTTGGCACCCCCAGGATTTTCTTTGCCACAGGCAAGACTTCCTGACAAAACCTGAGGGCATTCCAAACATCTACCCTAGGCAGGCACGTCCAATGGGCCTCGGCCCTACCATTCCCCTGGAGGAAAAGTGCATAGCAGCCATATCTCCTCAGACAAACCCACTTCACACCCAGGGCATCCAAATCCACCTCAAACAGCCAGTTTGCTCTATCCTTGGGGACTGTATAAAACCCATCCACTGTCATTATCATAAACCCCCAGGTAAATCTTCCCGTCCTTTTTGACCCTAATCTGGTCGCCATCCACTGCAGGAGGCAGGCCATTCCTCGGCTTTCCTGCGTCCCAAATATACAACCCCAGATTGACCACTTGTGGGTTGGCCTGTTGGGCACGGAGATTCCCTACCACAATCGCAGCCCAAGAACGCCAATCCTGATATTCCTCCGGACTTGGGAGGTTTGAGAAATCTGTCATCCTAGAGTCTCCCATTCATTTGCTGCCCAAAGAACTCCAGGGCAGAAAGTTTCCAAATAGTTTCCGCGCCAACATCCTCAATCCGGATGCGGAAAAACCTTCCTGTAATCCTCGTCCAGCAAAGATTATCCAAATCACTGAGAGGAAACCAATCAGTCCACTTAATCGGGTCCTCGAGGCGGTCTCTCCAGCCCAGCTTAATCTTTGCAGTGGAGGAGCCTGAGTTCTTCATCTCTGCATTGAAAGTGTCTATGTATTTATGCCCCCGGGTGTTGAGCTCAATATCCTTACTTTCAATCCAGAGTTCTTGGTCTCCCTTATTAGTGGAAATCAACTGCCCATCAACATAGACATTTCCTAAACCTGACACCATATCTTGCCTCCATAAGAAACTTGCCCATAACCCTCATAGGTCATTCCAATCTGCCCATCGGCATCTTCAGGCAGGGGAAGTTTGCCCTCCGCCTGGCCCTGATTAAGGGCATTCTTGAGGTCATCCACATAGAGCGTACCGTCGCCCGAAACCCAGTATTGTTCCCAAGCACAGTACCTGTCCCAATCGAGCAGCGTCCAAGTGTTATTCCCCAGGTTGAATCCAAAGCAAAGCAGCTCGGCATTGTCATCACTTTGCACCGGGACGAAGAAAAAGACGTGCTGTAGAATTCCCCAGGCTGCGCAAAAACAACTTCCTGTGCGGTTTAAGTCCAGGCGCTCATTCAATGTCGCGCCAACTCGTTCGTTATCCACAAAAGTGATGCCGCTACCATCAGACACCCAAATGCCGTTAGGCCCAAAGGCAAAGATACTCTTATTGGCCACACAGATAGACCGGGAGTTCCAACATCCTGCCCCTTTATACAACAGCCCATAGCTGAAAATATACGGCCGGGAGATGTAGCTTACCTTGACAACCTCCCTATTTGTGCAGAGGAGCATAAAGTTATCCAGCGCAACACCACCAACCAGTTCCCCCTGGATGTCCCTAATAAACAGGTCGCCAGCCATATTCCCCTGTTCAGGAGTCCAGTAATCCGGGTTATCATCATCAGACCAGAGCACCGAGTCCGCACAGACAGCCACCAGAAAATTCTTACACTTGAGGAGGAACTTAGGTACATAACCCCTAGCTGTAAAGTTTTCAACCTCCTGCATAGTGCTATAAGGCCAGTACGCAGGGTTCTTTTCCTCTGTAGGCTCGCCAGTTTCATCCAGGATGAATTGGTTGTCATCCCTAGGTTTCCACACCCAGAGCTTCTCCCCGTGAACAGCATAGACCCACTTACCAAACGGCTGGAAACTCCAATCCCCTGAGGCAACGTGTCCTTGAGGGGTTACATCAGTAATCTCCGCTGTGGTAAGTGAATAGGTTAGTACTGAACTGGTCGTGCCAAGGAAGATTAAATCACCAGCACCGCAAATAGCGTTTACAGGGACACCTGCTGACATCAACGGAATTTGCCCGGGCATAGGCTGGAGGGTTCTATCTATAAAGAGCACACCTCTCCCATCCTCCCAGAGAATAGGCTTCTGGTCAGGTAAGTCAGGCGTGTAGCCTGAAGCCAGCTCGTCAATTCGTACTAACCTTTCACTCATTTCTTTTCCTCTGGTTTGGTTAATTCTTTCGCAAGGTCAACAGCTTTCTTCCCTTTGGCAATATCCTCAGGTGTGGCATTGCGCACATTGAGAGCCAGAATAGCCAGCAGCTTTTTCAGCCAACCAGCACCTGGAATAAGGGCACAAAGAGCAGAACTACCAACCACCACACTACCAATAATAGTAGCAAGAGGCTCAAAGTTCTCAGAAACGTAACTAAAAAATTCATACATTCTAATCCTCCAGTTCAAAGTGGGGTTTATCAACGAGGGACTTCCACGTGCCACCCCAGGTTATATTAAGTCCTAACTTCCCGGCGCAATAGCCCAGATAGAAAGCCAGGACATTCCAAGCGTTAGAGTCAGAGTCAATCATCCCATCTCGGGTCTTAGGGCAGGGCCAGGGATAGAGGTCAACAGCCAGACCCTCGAGGTGCTTAGACTTAAGGGTCTTACTCACCCCAGTAGCCACGTAGGCTTTCTGAGTTTCCTCAGTTCTCAGCCCCTCAATCACCGAGAAGTCCACATAATGCAGGGCCTCGTGAATGAGGGCAACCAACCTGGGGTCAACGCCAACTAGACGTTCCTGACTCTTCTGACTCAGCTTGTATGGTTCTTTTCTTCTCTGCATGGAATCGTTCAATCCTCTCAAAAATAGTAGCTTGGTCAATCTTGATTTGAGTCAGGGTCTCGAGCATTTTGTTCTGATTCCCTATGAGTTTCTCAATCGCCTCATTTGTGGCATAGTGCTTGACCAAGCTAAGGTTAATCATTTGGATTTCCTTGCGCAGAGCAAAATACTGCGAAAGTATCCAGCTAAGTAAAATTGCATTTAGCGACCAAATTATTTCCAAGTATCCTGGCATAGTTGTCTCCCTCTTTTATTCCAAAATAGTGGAAAAAGGCCTACCTGTCAAGATGGAATTGAGCAGAGTGTCAACCACCCGAAAACCCAGAACCCTGAAAAGAATTCTGCCAGGGCTGTGGAACGATTAAATGGGGAGGGCAGGACATTTGCAACCCAGGGGGAAAGTTCAAACAGCGACCAGCAGAAAGCATAGATATTGGCGATGGGCAAGCCTACAAGAAGCCACATAGGGTCCTTTAATACAATCGCCACTAAGAGCATAGGACAGGAGTATCTGAGGAACATATAGAGAAAATCATAGCAAAAGTCATAAGGTTTGGCACCAATCCTAGAGTAGAGCCAATCCAGGGGAAAATGATACCATCTCTCTTTATACCGTTCTACCGTCTTGGAATCCGGTTCCCCTCCTCTGCCGAGGTCAAAACAGCATCCGTGTCCGCGAGACCAAAACTGAAATTGTAACCAAAGGAGGATTGGAATACCCAAGGCCAGATTGGACATATCCAGCCCTAAACAAAGTCCCATCCCGGCTACCATCAACACAGTTTGCACACCGCGACTGCTAAGCATGGGCACCTCTTTCCAACCCCCACCAAACAGCCTCCTGAGAAAGCCACCCGCCAAACCTGCAATTAAAAATTGTAAAGCATCAATCATCATAGAATCTCCTTTCTCTCCTATCGTGGAGCAAGAAAAAGAGCCTGTCAATATTCAAATCAACAGGCTCTTAAATCAGGCTGGAGGGTTTCCTGATTATTCTGTACAATGCATTGCGAGGTAATATCTTTTGGCTTTCCCCTCGGGAGCATCCTTATCCTCGAGGAAGTCAAACGCCAGGTCAGCATAATACTGTGGTGCCTGGCCATCCTTATAGTAGACGCTCCGCGCCACCTTTGTTATTACAAGAAAAGTATGGCACGAAAATTAGATTTTGTTGTGTCAATATTGTGGAAAATTTGTGCAAGGCCCGGAAGTTAACAGGCCTAGAGAAAATTTGACCTGGATAAGAAAAGGGCTGGGACGGCGCATTTCCAAATGCAATTCCGATACCCAGCCCTAATCAATCAGCCCGAGCCATTTTAATGTTGCCTTGAGTCGGTTCAAAGCTTCAGTCATCTTATGACTATGTGAGGATTCACTCATACCCAGGTCTGTCGAGGCGTGAAGTCGCCGCTGTTCATTACAATACCTGCGAAGAATCATATCCATCTTGACTCTGGATAGTCCACTTTTCTCGAGTACCTCGGTTATTTCACCCAAGGAGGCTTTCTTTAGCCAACCCTTGGTGCTGTCAAGTCCAGGTTGGTATTTGCTTCCCATTGAGGTCCTCAAGTTTCATCAGCATTGCGCTGAATTGTAATTCCTTTTTGTTTGGCATACAGCCTGCCAAGTGCAGACCCTTTTGAGCCTCCAAACTTGTGCCCAGAATATTTACCCTTAGATGTTGGAAAAGTACCTGAATTCTTTTAATTTATCAACCATAGGCTATCTCCTATTTTACAGTTGAAATTGTATAAACACCGTTGATGACGATATCCTCGAGGAATGAAACTCTGGACTTAAGGTCACCAACGGTCAGGCCTAGCCAAAAAGCCAAGAGAAGAATAATCAAACAAAAGAAGCAGAGAACCCTACAAATAGTATTAGCATTACCAACAACAAGAGGTTCCACTGGTGTTTGGCCACCGGCCTGAATTGAAATGTTAGGATTGGATTGAGAACTATTATCTATACTCACGATTTATCTCCTTTAGATTGATTTTAACTACATAATAATTTTAATAAAAATATTTGCCCTACGCAAGCACAATCTATAGAGAATCCCACGTAATTGCAGCGAGCTCTTCAGCTGTTTGTGCAGCCTCTATTTTAGCTTTCAATGCTGTTGCTTTTTCATGGCAGATATTTGAATGCATCGCTAGGGTAGCAACCAAACCTTTCAAATCTGTTGGAGTCAAATCAATGGTGCTATTGTCTTGGCAAGTCCAAGTGATAGTAGAACTTGAAGGAGCCAATTCCATTGACTGGGCTGCACAGGAAATTCGAAGGCACGAAACTGTGTCACTGTCAAAAGTCTTGCCAAGGTAGGAAAAACCACCCTGTTCTGCAGCATCACGAGCACGATTGATTTCCTCACGTTTGGCAAGTTTGAGGTCTACCAGTGGCGGAGTTGGGCAATAACCTGTCAAATACCAATTATTATCATAGGCTTGTTCTACATCAAGCTCAGTCATTCCAATAGAAATATAAACGTCTATATCTGTACCAATACCAACCTCACAGAGCTTGGTTTGGTCATTTACTACTTTTGCATATTTTAGCATTTTAAACTCCTTTCATAGGATAAAACATAGATAATCTAACTGCCCTACAAGCTTGGTCAAAATACAAAATATCTCCTTTATCTAAAGGGATAAAAACAGAACTTCCAGAATCAACATAGGCACTACCTGCTTGTGAGTTTCCACCACTTGCTATTTTTGTTCCATTAACAAAAGCATTAACGCCGTCATTATTACCTGCCCATTTTGCATTTACCATATAAATACCTTTTGAAGGTGCTGTAAATTTTGAATTTGATAATGGAAAACTTACGCTGACTCCAGCAGCATAATTAGGCATTCCCCAACCTACAGACGTTTGTTTACCGGCCGAGGATACATTACTTAAGCTTACATTTGCAGAATTAACAGATAAAGCTTGCAATTCATTTAGTACATTCCCAACATCAATGTTCTCCACGTTGGTGATGGTGTTACCAACCTTGTAATAGCGCAGGAGATTTTTACTTTGTGGACGAACCCAGGCGTTATCTCTATAAGGGGATATACCCATGCAACTTGTATTAAGGGTACTCGCATTCAGTGTAAAAATACCACCGGCTGAAATCCACGCCGCACCTGTGGTACCACCAATTTGAGTAAACTTAAACATTCCTTTTGTTTTACTAATACCAGCTTGTTGCCCATTAAAATCCTGAGTCACATTGGAAACATAGAATTCTCCTTTAACATTAGGCAGAGTTTCATCCAACACCCGGCCAGGAAATCTAGTATCATGTATAGGTAAATCATAAGATTGCCAGCTAGTTCTAAGGCAAATAGTTTTTGCATTAGTATCTAGCACATGCCCTAAAGATTCACCCAGGGCGCTAGACGCACTATTATACACATCCACAGTAACAAATCTCCACCCAGTAACAGCATCAGTTCTCACTGAGTAGATTTTATTATAATGCGTCTCATTAGCTGCAACACTTCTATCATAGGCTGCTTTCATAGCATTCCAGAGTGAGGTATAGGTATTCCCACTCAGCGTTGACCCTGCCAGTGCCCAGCCAATAGCCGCATCCCCAGAAAGCTTATAGTCCAAATCAATAGTAGCCAACAGCGGGAGCTGAGCACCACCAAACCTGTCAAGGATATCCCAGTTTTCATTCAAAGGTAAATCCCAGTCAAAGTCCCCTTTTTCAGGTTTATTCAGCCCAAGCGTGGGAGTCTTCTCATATCCGTCCATCTTCTATTCTCCTACTTTAATTTCCCAGGTTACCCGAATAGGAACCCCGTTCTTGATTGTAAATTGCTGGAGGGGTAAGAACCGTGCCAGCATAGTATTGCCATCCGCCTGGGATTGAAAAAGCCCAATTTCCAGACAGTCCTTAGTCCCCTGCCCTGTATAGGTAAACGTGCCTACCCAGGAAAGCACATTACCTCGCCTTTCAACCGTGCAGGGAATTGTGGCAACCGTAGACCCCTGGAGTCCTGTCATCGAGTCGGTCGTGATGGCAGCAGAATCTCCTAGGCGAAATTCCGAGGGAAGTTTCACGGTATTCCCCTCGAGGATTCTTTGAGCCAGGAGCACCAACCCGCCAGTAACTACCCTGTTTGCACCCCGGGCAAGGAGCTTCCGCCCACTCGGGGACTCCTCCCAGACCTCTACCTTACCAGTAACAGTTCTGTTCATCATTCCTCCTTACGCCGCAGAGGCATCGTTGAATTGATAAGTCCAAATGATTTTAATTTCATCATTGTCTTTTTTGGTGTAGGTTCCCGTAACCGCACGGCTAAAGAGGATACCCTCACTAGCGGCGGTGAAAATCCCTGTTTCCTCCCAAACACCAGTGCCAACACCTGCCGGGAAGGTGGCGGTGAATTTCACCGTGCCGTTGGTCTGTTCAACCTCCTCAAAGGGAATCCTCGCGAGCTGATTGCCTTTCAGTCCTACATCCGCCAAGCTCGGTGCAGTGCTAGAAGTCCCGACTGCAATATGGCTTGGTGCAGTGGGGGATTTCTTCGAAACAAACTTGGCGATTTCATTCAGGCCTGTTTGCACAAACATATTGTGAACTTTGAAAACTGTTTTCCCTGTCTTCAGGTCAATAGCTTCAAGAGTGCCACAGCAACTTACAGAATTCTTTTTCATAACCCATATTCTCCTATACCATAACCTGAAATTCCATAGCCAAAAGCAACAAGCAACTCGGTGGAAATCTTACAGGTAGCTGTTGATTTAATTTGTTGAAATGTTTGCAGGATATCAGAGGAAAGTACCCGGGAGGAAATTGGCTTGGACACCCTGAGCAGGCAGAGCCCTCGAGCAAGCAGACTTTCAACAAAAGAGGTCTGAAGGGCCAAAGCCCTAGATGCCCCACAGGTTAGCCCCTCAGAACCTCTTTCCAGCAAGGAAGTCCAGACAGAATCCTCTTGGGCTAAAATCCTGGCCTCAGGCTTGACAGTCGGCAGGGCTTTCATCAAGTCCCCCACGTCCACCCCTTCTCCTTGCTCAATAATCTGCTTGGCCATTGTGTAGTAGTCTGCCACAATCCTAGCCGCCTCACGGATATCCTTAGTACCCAAAAGCACAAAGCTTTCTTTCCCTTTCAATCCATCACTGAGCTCAGTATAGGTAGAAAGAACCACGCTGTCAAGATTCTTCATTTCAGTCTGCCCGTAGAGATAGTGCACAGCATTGATGTCCAGGGTTTCAGAGCCAAAAAGAGAGTCCCTCAAGGAAGTCAACAAGTTTTGTTGAGTATCTGCCAAGAACCCACTTTTGGCCAGCGCCCTGAGAATCCATTGCACTCGGGTCTCTGTCCTAAACCAGCCCACAAAGTCATCCCTATTCAGCACAATAGTGATATTAAAAAGCCCCTCATCCACGCAAACCGGCTTGTCAATATATCTCAAGTACTCGGTCTTTTGTTCTTCCGAGAAACAGTGAGGGAGGTCTGCCTGGGTGTTTCTCCAGCTCGTGTCCGTGCCAGGAAGCAGATTCACAAGCACCGGAAACCCAGAGGACTTCTCAACTTCCCTCCCGGAAAAGCCCCCAGGTTCTATTGGGTCCCAAGGGCTGCAAGGTTTATCCGTCTCAGCCATCCAAACCTCCAAATGTTCCCGTGTCCGTGGCTCGGCGAAGTTCAGCATCCGCAATGTGCAGGGTCTTAATGCCAAGTTCTGTCAGCGGGCCATATAGTTCTCTCCAGGCAGGTTCCCGGCAAAAAGCAGCGAGGTTCTGCATAGTCAGCCCAAGCAGGGCTTCCTGGCCATACTTCAGAATGGGTGAGGTTCTCTCCCCAGTCATCTCGCTTTTCAGCGTGAACGCATTATACCAGAGAAACCCTCGAGTCTTATCCTGAATACCATTCGGGAGCCAAAGCCACCTAACATTCTGAATCCAATATCCCCAGGCATCCGAACCTCCACCACTCAGGGCAAAGCTTTCCGGGTCAAGGGCCTGGAGGGTATCCATACAGGAGGAAAAGTCGGAGGTTGAGATGTTCAGGGTGATAACCGACTTGAAGTCCTCGGGAAGTTCCAAAATATTTGGATTGTCCAGTGTCTGGTCAATTTGAAATTCCAGGAGCTTTTCATTCCACTTATAACTCCAGTTCTGTTCCAGCGAGCGGACAGCCTGAAAAACCTTTCCAGGGATGACGTCTTTCAGAGTATCTCCCTTGTTTGCCTCAAGCAGCACCATATCAAAGAATTCTTGCCAAGTTATATCAGACATAAGCCGTCCCCTTTCCAAATGAAAACACAAAAGAAGCCCTGGGCCTCACGAACCTCAGGGCTTCAAACCAAACCGGAATTAGGCGCCAGTACCACCGCCCTGGGTAGTACCAACAGCCTCGGTCTTGTAAACCCGCTCTTTGGCTTTGGCCAGGTTCTTGATAAGTCCGTGGTCTTCCAACTGTTCAATCTTAATAGAACATTCGGCAATGTACCCAGACTTCTCACCGTCCATTCCGACCTCAGTCAAGTTCGGTTCGTACTTCAAGTCACGATTGCGCAGGTAGACATACTTAACGTGAGCCATATCCAGCACAAACGCATAGGAGTCAAACCCATAGACCGGGGAAGCTGTATCCAGGCCGGAGGAAGTACTCTGACTAAACAGCGGGCAGGTCTTGAACACCAGCGTTCCGAATGGAGTAGTCAGACGAGATACCGTCATACCATACTCTTTCGTGCTCGGTTCCCAACGCCACGTTGAACCTTCTGACTGACGGATGATTTTCTGAATGGTCAACAGGGCCAAATCCCCACAGAACACCATTTTTTCAGACGAGCCATACTTGAAGAGGTCTTTCATCCAGCTTTCCAAATCATCGTAGCTTACACCATCCGTTTTAGCCGAGGCATCGAAGATATTTTCAGCAGGGAGCTGGTCCAGAATACCACCCATAAAGCGTCTCGGCTTGCCATTGAACGTATCCTGGAATCTCTTACCAAACCAGAACGAGCGCTCAATATCAATGGAGATATATTCCAGCGCCTCACGTTTGGCCTCTTTCAGAGCATCCCCAGTTCTCAGCTCCGTTTCCTTAGCCGTGCCGGTCATTTCCAGCGTGCGACGGAAGATTTGAGTATAATTGTACCGTTTGAACGGGTCATAGGCCTGTCCGGTCGGCGGCAGGGAGCCTTCTTCAAAAGCAGTGCCGATGACCAGGAGCTGGTTCTTATCCCCAATGTTGACGGCGGTTGAGCCTGCAACTCCACGGGTCAGAGTCAAAGCCGTATCCGATGTCGGGTCAGCTTCAACCTGGAGGATTTCCTTGGTGGCCTCGTTGTACAACAGCGTGCCCTTGACAACAACCTTAGCATCCTTAACAACGGTAACAGCCTTGGTACTCGTCGAGGCAACTGCACCATTTACCTGGAGGCGACGCGCGTCAAGGCGTTTTTCAAACCAGTTAAATTCCGGGTCAGTTACAGATTCTTTCTTCATCTTAGAGGTCAGCGCAAAAAGCGGAAACTCTCCATTCGGGTACTGGAGGAGGATACCCTCACGCCAGTCCTTAGGACGAACTTCAGCGGGACTGAAATTCTCCGTAGTTCTTAAGCCAGTAATAGCCATTTTTGGTTCTCCTTAGTAAAGTTAATAATCAGAATTCAAAACATCCAAAATTGCATCTGTGGAATTCGGGTCTGGGGTTGGGGCCTTCGCTGGGGCTGGACTCGCCGGGGTCAAAGCAGGTGGATTTTTCGCAGGAGTGGGAGCAAAACCAGCACTCTGGGCATATGCCGCAAGGAGCTGTTTGACCCGCTGACCGACAAGATTTTTCACCTGGGCATTCCAGACCTTGGCACCTGTTTCTTGAGCAACACCCTGGATGGTACTCCGGATGATGGGAGTAAGTTCAGGTTTGTTGAGCTCAGGGAAAGTCTTGAAAAAGTCCTCTCGGATAGTGTTTCTAGAAGAGGTTTCCTTTTCCCTGCGAGATACCAGATAGTCCACCGCACGTGGGATGGCCTGGAATTGTTCCTTTGTCCAGGAGCCCAAAGACTTCAGAATGTTGTTGTGAACAGTCATTGAAATCCCCGAGGCAAAAGCCTGTAAACACGCAATCCGTTCTTCCTCAGTTGCGTCTTGGCCAAATAAGCCAGCATAGAGCTTAGGAGAAATATTGTAGGTATAGTCCTGAGGTTTCCTCTCAGCAAATACCTTGGTGTCCTCGTCCTCCTCAGGTTCCCCCTTGTTGGGTTTCCCTTTCGGCTCTTTTTGACTCTGCAGGTTCTGCTGATTTTGCAGTATCTGCATCATCAAAGTTCTAAGCTCAGCATCAGACGGGGCAGGGCTGGCAGGGGTTCCATTAGAACTTCCCTGCTGCTGTCCTGCCGCTCCCTCTTGGGTAGTGCTCGTGGGCTCTACAGGAGAAGTAGCTGTAGAACTGGTTGAACTGGTTGAGTCAGTGGACTCAGCACCTGTAGAACCAGAGCTCTCCGAAGAGGTGTCTGATGCCGGGCTAGAGGGCTCGGAGGGTCCATCCCCCTGGGTCTCAGAAGAGTTTCCCTCAGAGGAGGGAGTACCTTGAGGCGGGGTCTGAGATTCCGAACCGAACTCTAAGTCAAATGTTGCCAGGATGTCATCCACCGAGTTCCCAGCGGGAGCAGTGGCTTCCTGGTTTCCATTCTCTATTTCACTCATATTGCCTATTCCTTATCTTCCTCCAGGCGGGAGTTCTGGGTCTCGGCCTGGGCAATTAAACTTTCCACAAGGTCGCGAATACTCAGAACCCCTTGTGTATAGTTTTGAATCTTGATAGCTCTCACACGACCTTCGTCCGTGGAAATATCTATACTAGAATATATATAAAGTTTATCCGAGACTGTCAACTCCAGAAGTTCCAGAAAAAGAGGAAATCTTTTGTCAGTCAGAAGTCCAACCAACATTTCCATCTCGGTTTTACTAAATGGCTGGGAACGCCCTTTGGCCAGGGAGAGAAGACTCTCCCTCAGTCGACGTCCACGCCACCAACTAAAAAGCTTGTGTAGCATTGGCGATATCTCCTACAGGGACGAGGTTACCTGCCTGCACTTGGGCAAGTACCTGGTCATTTGGCATATGATTGAGGCGGAACTGGTCAATGTTCTCAGCTCCACCCAGTCGAGCCACAAACTCAAAAATCCTACCCACATCATATTGCTGGGCAAGAGCCTGATTTCCAGCCACAAAGGTTAGAGCCTGCTGCCAGATGTCAAACAGGGCAACCTTGTCAAGCGGCAGCGAGCCATCGTGAACTGGGAAGTAGAAATCCCCCACCACGGACTCAGGATTGATGCTCACTGGAGCCAAGGAACCATCATCCCCAACCACCTGGATACAGAAATCCTCAGAGAGGAACTGTTGCAAGTTCAAGGACATCTGTTTTCCCAGCTGGGACACACTTGCCCCAGAGATGAACTGCGCGTGGGAAGCCAGACGGGAGGACGCGGCCTCAATGGTGGCGCGAATCTCGGTAGCTGTTTTGCGCCCGCCGGAATCCTGCTGTCCCCTCATATTATCAGTGATGGCGGAGATGTCATTAGCGATGCGCATAAGATTCTGCATATCCCCAACGTGGCCAGAGGTAACATCACTTACCACAATCTGTTTGAAATAGGTATTCAGGTCTACACCAAAAGCCCTAGGTTTCATCCGGATTAACTTCCCTGGCTTATCACTCTTGAGGTCTTTTTCCTCCACCATCGAGGGGTCGTAGATAAAGCTATTATTCACCACGCCCTTGACGTTGAAAATATGGGAGTTAAGGAACCAGGAGATGGAGTTCTGGAACGGAGCCAGATAGTCCGAAATACCGCAGTTCCCAAAGCCATTACCCAAGGCATAGGGCTCATTAACCACAACAGGATGCTGTTGGTGGTCAGGGGAGAAGAGTTCAAACCGGATGAACTGGGATTCATTAGCCAGGGTGACCAAAAACTTATAGGGCTTCTTCGGGTCAACCCCAGGGAGTTCCAGCCCAATCTCCTCCGGAATCAGCTCCACAGTGCCTTCATCTATCTGCACCCAAGGAGACCCCTGGTCAATGGCCGAGAAGTCGTATTGAAGATTCAGGTCATTCCCGTTAGCCGCTAGGTTGCGAAGTGAGGGATTCCCTGAGCGGGGTGTGGACATCCCCTTGATGTGGTCAAGCCAGGCATAGGTTTCACCCGCCCGCTGGAGGGTGAACTTCCCGACGAAGCTCCGCCAGTAGACAAACTCTCCCTTTTGCGCGACATCCAGCATCGGCACCCTCGGGTCAGGGAAGAACATAAATGGGTCAATATTCTCAACCTTGTTACCCTGGTAAACCGTCCTCGCGGTGCGGGTTTTGAAGGGGTTGCCGGTGAGAGGGTCTTGGACAATGGTAGTCCGGGGCTGAGTTTCTGTAACAAAGGAGGTTTTCAAAATTCCAAGCCCATAGATTTCCCCATTGTAAAGCCACTGGGTGAACTCCTTAACCAGACGGCAATGTTCCGCATTGTACTGGAGGAGCTTTTCCATATTACGGGCATTTTCCACAAAATCTGCATTGTAGGTGCCCACGGTGAAGATAGGTTTCCTTCCTAGGAACACCGTGGCCAGGTAGGTAACAATCGTCCGGATAGAGGAAAAAGAATAGGGCACAATGATATTAGCGTCCTGCTTCTTTATCCCCGCCAGGGATTTATCCTGACAGCTTTTCTTGTAGATGGAGTCCCATTCTTGAATCGGCACATAAGCCTGATATTCAAGTTCCCTCTGGTTCCAACGCCCATAGAACTGGCTCATCTTCGAGTAGGACTCGGATATCTGAGCCCGAACTCGGGTGAGCAGCTTCTCATGGGTGTCACTCCCAGGGGAAATAAACTTTCTTTCAATCTCGTTCATAGTTTATCTTCCCTATTGATTTCCCATAGAGAGGGCCTGGAGGGCATTTTGAATAGAGGTCATCGCGGCAGCATCGGCCTCATTGGTGGGCTGGCCAAAGGAGGAGAGCATCTGGTTGAGCATCTCGCCCATCGCCAGCCGGGTTTCAGGGGAGAGCCCCTGGGGAGCTACCGCAGGCTGACCAGCCATCATTCCCTGGTCGCCGCCAAACGGGTCAATACCCTGAGCCACCAGCGCCTGGTCCTCGGGAGAGAGGGCCTGAAGAGCGGACTGAATTGAGGCCGGGCCGGTTACAGGTTGGATTTGATTATTGAGGCCCTGAAGGCCTTTCGCAGATACAGGCATAGCATTTCCTTTCACAGAGGGGTGATAGTCAAAGGGGAGAAGCCAAAAGTCCCAAGTTTCGAGTTAAATTTGAATCCTGGGCTCTTGCCTTGGAAGGCCTAGAGCCCTCCACTTTCTCCCGCGTCATCTTTATAATAGGATTCCTCAAGCCCGCTGTCAACCGGAATGGATACAGCTGCCCGGGAGGCGTTCGCAAGGAGGTCAAAGCACATCGCCACCACATCCAGCTGGTCATCGTGGCCAGAGGGAAATTCTGCCATCTGGGACTCGTATTCCCCAAAAGCCTGGCGATGATGCACAAGGTGGGCAGAATATCTGGGCTGAAGAGTTCCAAGAATCCTGGCCTTTTTCTCCGTAGAGTAGCGGATTTTCTCCAGCACAAAGAAATCCTCCCGTCTGGACATCTCCTCCTGGATGAGGGAAATAAGGCTCTCTTGATAGGCCACAGCCTCTACCCCACAAAGCAGGGGGACTTTCTCACTTTGGCCCTCGGGAGGCCGGGACCAGATGTCCCTCAGCCGGAAGAACTCCCTCACTGCCTCGCTAGGCTCCATCCCTCGGAAACCCTCCACCAGTTCTATTTGGAATCTCCCACCAGGATACACGCCCACAACCCCAAAGGCCGCCTGGTCAGCAGACCGCTTTTTGGAGATGGCTGGGTCGTGGCAGAGCGCACGGAAGAGTGGCCTTTCAAGAGGGGTTCTCTGGATGTCCGAGGGGCGGAGGGACATTGTGTCCTCACAGACCAGCTTGTTGAAGAGCTCCAGGTAGAATGTGCCCAGTTCCCCCTGGCGGGAATACATCTCCTTTTTGAGGGAGATTTTCTCCTGGTTCATATACTTAGGGAAGACTGGCTCACCTTGGGCATCCAGCACACCCATTACCACAGTAGTAAAGGTGGGGTCTTTCCCCAGATTTACCAGCAGGGCCTCATTGTGGAGCAGTGTGCCGGTGAGAAATATCATAGAATCGGTCTGGAGTTCCCCGAGGGCTGGCAGCACATCTCCCATAAACCAGGTGAGGGTCTTTTTTCTTTGCTCCGGGGTGGCCACGGACTCCTTGTTCTCCACGTCATCGAGGTGGATGATATCCGGCCTCCTCCCGTTGACGTTCCGTCCTCGGACTTGACCGCCCCGACCAGTGGCCTCCATAACAAACCCGTTGGAAAGGATAAACGAGTCCTCAGCCCAACGACCATCTCCCTTGAGTTGACCAAATAGGGAGATAAGTTTATTATTATACTCGAATTCATTTCGACAGTTGAGAAGCTGAGTGCTCGCGTGGGTGGCGGTCTCACCGATTTTCAGCACAAAATCACGTTCCTTATAGCACCCCATAAACACGTGAGCCCCATTGCCAAGGGTGGTCTTGCCAATGCCACGAGGCATCATTATCTCCAAGTTCCTCGCGACCCTCAATCCCAGAGTGCCATCCTCTTTCCAGAAGAACAGTGGGGTTCCCTTTTCGGCATCATTCCAGGGGTCTCGTTTCGCCACGAAGTTCTGGATAATCTTATCCACCTCGCCGTATTTGGGCAGGAAGTCTGTCCGGCGGAGAAGCAGGGCTAGATACCCCCGGTGCATCCAGGTCAGGGGTTCATAGAACCAGTGGGAGAGAATAGTGGTGAGGAACTTAGGAGGGTCAAGATAGAGCTCTCTTCTTAAATCCCTCTTAGCTTTTTCATCAAGTTGTGTGGACATCGCGCCTCCTTTTATATTTGAAAATTCTCGCCAAACCAGTGATAGGTGTAGAAGACCTCCGGGTCTGTGGCCTCCCGAAGTGCCTGGATTTCGTGCTTGGGAGGGTAGATGAGGTTCTTGCACACCTGGACACATATGATATCCAGGTCCGGATAGAGCACCCTGAGCAAGGGTTTGTAAAGCTGACCCATCTGGAGCCAGGCATCCTGGGTTTGGGTTCTTTTGACCTCCAGGAGCCAAAGCTTTGTCTGGGCGAGGACGAGGAGGTCTACCTGGGCATAGTGCCAACCAGTGGCATCCTTGAAGTGTATCCAGCGGTTGTAGACCAGGGACTCCGGGGCGACCAGCCGCCCTAGGGCTCTGGCCACCGAGCGCTCGAAGGTTTTCCCCTTGGCGAAGGAGCCCTTGAGCCGGGAGGAGTCCTTGGCAAACGGGCTGTCCGACCAGGAGCAGAGCTCAAGTCCCCTCACCCGGTGGATTTCTCTAGGCCTGTGAACCATCTTTCACCTCCAGCTTGTCAAATGAGGGAACCACCTCGACATCCCCTCGGTTGGCGGCCTGGCGGAGTTCCCGAAGTTCCTCCGCTGACATAGACACGGAGATGTTCTGGCTTTTGGCCACAGGGCTATACCCCGCGCGGTCAAGGGTAACCTTAGAAAGTTCGATGAGCTGGGAGGTGGAAATGGAGTCGGGTTTCTCGGCAAGGCGCTCCTGGATTTCCCCGATGGCATCGAGGGACAGGGTGGCCAGGCGCTTTTGCACATCCGCGAACTGCTCGGTTTTCTGTTTCTGGTAGAAAGCCACCAGGTCTTTGAACGAGGGGTCCTTTTTGAGGATGGATATCCTGGAGAGGGAGTAGGAGGTAATCGCACTGACTTCCGTTTCCGAGAGGCCTTGGGCGAGGAGCTGGGCAATCTCGTGGTGGATGCCTCGGAGCTTCGCGATGGTAGGGGCCTCGGAGGTTGGCAGGCCTCCTTCTTCCCGGGCAATGAGGTCCTGAGGTTCAATGGGGCCTAGGATTTCGAGTTCCAGGGCGGAAAGTTTCCTGCCCTTTGTTTTAAATTCTGACATTGGGATTTCCTTTCAGAGGAGGGTTAATTTACTCGGGGGCTGGTTCTTGCTTCGCGCAATGGCCATTTTCTTCCATTATAAGGCCGGGGCGCCGGGGCTGTCAAGGGGTGGCCGGGCAGGAAGTCCACTTTTAATGGGGGCGGGATTTGGTGGGAGGACTGATTTAAAAAGTTGCTTTGGGAATTGAGACGGCTCAGGTTTTCTTTTCACATTTCTGAAGTTGGCAATACCCCCCAGAACGCGCGCGCGAAAGGGGGCGGGTGGGGAGGCTTTCCGGGCAAAAGGGCTGGGAGATTGTAACATTTTGTAATATTTTGTGATGAGGTTCGGGGTGAAAAAGTGCTCCCGGGGTGCAAAAGTGCTTGTGTTTTTATTTTTTCGGGTGTACAATGCGGTTTGTCAAAGGGCGTAAGTCCATTTGACATCGTCAAGAGGGCGTAAGCCTGATTGCCGGTTGTATTAAATTGTAGCAACGTTTTTTTTTTTAGGAGTAAAAACAATGACAGACGCAAACAAAATCTTCGAACTTTTGAATGGTGAACTGACTTTTAATTTTGCCGGGGCGGGGATTGAGAAGACAATCAAAATTTCCGACATACCGGAAGAAAGCCTGGCGGTGCTTCTTTCGTATGGCTGCCGAAAGTTGAATGACAGGGTTAATAGTCAAGCCAAAGATTCCGACACACCGAAGGCAGAGCTGATTGCCCGGGCAATTGAGGATTTGCTTTCCGGGAAGTTAGGAAGTGGAAGAGCCCCGCAAAATAGCAACAAGGCATTTAAGGACTTCATCTTTGAGGTGCTTAAAGGGCAGGGTTACCGGGTTAAGGACTTCGAGCCGGTGCGGGGTGCAACACCGGAGGTAATTGTCCGGACGTTCTGGCACAACGCAAGCCCAGAGCAACAAGCCACCATTCTGGACAAATTACAACAGAGATTTGAACAGGTGAAAGCCCTGGCAAATTTGGACATCTAGGAACATAACCCAAATCCGAGCCCCGGGATATTCTTCCGGGGCTTTTATTTTGTCCGGGCGGAAATTTCCGGGCGGGCTGGGTGGAAGAAAGCAGCACGACGGGACGGGCGGCCGGCGGGGCGGGGCAATTTCCCGGGAAAACATCGCCGTAACGGGGCATTTTTTCGCCGTGGAACGCACAACCCGGGCGGGGCGCACCATACCCACCACCCACACCCGCACACCCACCCCACGCCGATTTAATCCAATACTCCCCAAAACTCCCGAGTACTCCCGAATACTCTCCAATGCTTGCCAGAACTGAAAACCCCCATCTCCAGGATTTTTTTTTTTTATTTTCTAGTTTTTTTTTTTTTTTTTTTTTTTTTTTTTTTT